GTTGAAACATCAATAAGGAATACAATACGGGATACAGGACACATTATATTAAATGTATTTTGTGTTGCTGTCATTGTAATCAATCCGGAATCAATATTATTTTTAGTATCATAACATGACATTTTACATAATGCATCCGGCGCCGGTCTTAATGGTTTAGTCAGATACGAATACGGACATCCAAATAAATCAGCACTCAATAAATCTTGATACATGAAAACATTAGTTGTCTCTCCTGCTGTCTGGTCAAAATATGCTGCTTCTAATACTAATTTAAATCGCTTCAATGAAAAATCATATACATAATAGGGATATTTTGCTTTATCTAATACTACTCCTAATAATACTAATGCATCACAAAAATTGATCCACATACGTTTTATATTATCATTGAATATCTTTATTAATTGCACTACATCATAAACACTATAATATAATAAATTGTTATAATCCACAAGATTTACATTAGCAACTGTAATATCTGGCGGCGTATATCCTATATATTGACTCTCATATATTACACTATCGGATAATACAAGCAATTGAACTCCTACATCTGTTTTATATTGAAATGTGATAACAAATGGGGATAAATCAGGATTAGTATTAGGATATTGCGCAACTGGAAATATATACATGGGGATGCTTTCTGTATGTATTTTAAATCTAGCAAGACTGATATAATACATTTCAGGATTATAAAGAATTGTATCATCTGAAGAGAATGTAAAACGGCTCAATTGGTTCTGGCTATTCTCATCTGGGTCGCTGTATATACCGGTTGTAAGACTATTATTAACGAAAATTGGGTCGTGTTCTGCTGACATTATAATATTGTATATATTATAATTATATTTTAAATTTTAATATTCAAATTATTATCTCTTTATTATCTGTTTGAGGTAATTAATCATATCTTGTTTAGCATCTTCTTTCTTTTGCTTATCATTCTGTTTAGGAGGTTTAGGTGATTTAACTGATGTTATCTCAGGTATCATAACTTTTTTATTCTTAGGTTCAAATTTTGGTTTATTATGTAATTTCCATGGTAATTGTTTATTTACTACTTTTTCCTTATTGCACAATATATGTTCTGCTTCTTTTGTATGTAATTCCTTAATATCATTATATTTAACTTCTTCAATTAATTCAACTTTAGCATTACCATATTTTATAATACTATATGAGCTTTTACCTTCTCCTTCTTTTAATTCAATCATATCATTTCGTTTTTTATAATCATATAAATGTCCTTTGAAACGTTTGTTAATGCTGTATATAGTTGAGCCTATATATATGTTATCGGTTGATTCACTTACAATTTTATATATATATCCTGTTTTAGTTTCTTGCTTATCTTTAACAAATGGATTGTTTATAATAATTGGTTTATCATCTATTGGTTTACCATCAGCAATTAATTGGATACTATCTTTTATTTTATTAAACCTTGCTTTTTTCAATTCTTCTTTTAGTTTATTAGCTTCATCCAGTTTCCCTATTCTTTTGTAATATCCTATTTTATTATATACCTGTCTAACCTCCATATTATATATTATATATATTACTATGTTTTTAAGCCGCCGTCCGCTTTACTTAATTTTTACTTAATTTTTACTTAATGAGGAGGCGCTAAAAGAGGATGCTCCATTTTTATGAGCTATAAATAAAAATATAAAAATATTATTTTGAAATTTATTTTTTCTATTTAGTTTATATAAATTTCCTCCACCGCCTCCACAATCATTACCTTAATGGCAAAATTAAGTAAAATGCTTCCTCTTTCCCTCCTCCTTCTCCTCCACAAAATAAATACCTTCCACAAGATACTCTTATGGCTTTCATAGAATAAAAACCATAAAGGTATTATGTTTATCTAAATCCTTATGGTTATCCATAAAGGTATATGTTTATCTAATCCATCTATAAATATCTATGAGTCAAATATAATATTTTCTTATCATTAGCTTCAGTATCATCATCAAATTTATAATAATCAAGTAAATCATTAAGATTCTTATGCTTATATGCATTCATGATAACAAAACAACACCATCTGCCACAAACGGCGCTTTTCTCGTCTTGTAATACTCTCTTATTTATAGTTATCTTATCATTTGCTTGTTTCAATAGTTTCGTTAGATGGGGATATGTTTCATCGTTTAATAGTTTAACATCATCATCTATACTGTTTATAATCTGCTTATCTGTTCGGCCATAACTATCAAAATAAACAATAGTATCATTATGTTTATATACACATATAAAATGGCCGTTATCTGTTCCTTCAAGTATATACAATATAATACATGCATCATATGGATATAATAGGTCTCTTATACGATTATATTTTAATGTGTCCTCATACGTAATACATTTAATTTTATTGTCAAATATTTTATATATATCTCCTATTGATAATGCCTTATTCATAATATAATATATCTATCTATATTATTTTTCTATCAAGTAAAGATATTTATGAAAATCGATTTTATGCTCTTCAATGAATCTGAGACTATCTTTATTTACCATATCAGTAATAGTTTTATCAAAATTTTCAGTAATATCCTTTATTTCACTTAATGTTTCTTGTGTTAATTTTCCATCAATTAAAAAATCCTGAATTCTATAGCTTATTTTATCAATTGTTTCTACTGCGACTTTATTTTTAATATTAAAAATCCGTTGTAATTCAAAATTAATATATTCATAATGCTTCCATAATGTTCCATATGTTCCGCGTGTAAAGTCATTATAATAATGTTCTATCACATAGTATGCTATATTCATTAATCCTTTACAGAAATTAAATATTGCATTATCTCCAACTTGACAAAACTTATGTAATAAAACGGCCAAATCATACTCTTTCTTCTTACGGCATAATGCATACAATCGTTTTAATGCTTTAAAATAATCCTTCTTAACATATACACACATCATTAAGTTCTCATAAACACTATAATCTGCTAATTTTAATGCTTTTTTATTATCTTCTTTAGACATCAAGACATTAGTGCATTCACTCATGTATATCTCACCACCATATAAATCAATTTTTGTTAATTCACTTTCATATATACCTTCATCTAATGAATATTTAGTATATCCATCTGATTCTAATTGAAAACCTTGTAAAACTTCTGTATATGTCCATCTACGAGTAATTAACTGGTGTATTTCATATTTTAGTTTTAGGTATTCTTCTATAGTCGGTTTATCCTTTATTTGCTCTATATTATCAAAGCCAAAATGCCTCCATAGAAATTTTAACTCCTTAGGATTATATTTATTATCTGGTTTATTTTTCTTAAAATCATACGAGCCAATATAATTTTTTAATTCTCTGTATTGTGTCAAACCACATTTAATATCTCCTATAAATTGATATGTTAAAAAAGCTTTTGTCCCTGTTAAATAATCTGAATTTCTCATTATACTATTTATAATTTGTTGTAATGCCATCCCTTGATGTTTTTTTTCTATTAGCTGGTAAGCATCAATATCCCCTGCATATATATTGCCAATGTATGTATTAGAACCAAATAAGAACCAATCTTTTTTGTAAGTATCTCTTGAGTTATCAGATATTTTATATATTATTTCATTAATTAAATCATATTCTGATGCTGTATAATCACCTGGAAATGTTTTTTCTGTAAATAGTATTTTGAATTTCTTTTTATTTTCATTATGCTCCTCCTTTGAAACTAACATATAGATGTATAATATATTATTTATATAAAAAATAAAATAGATTTATTAATATATAGAATGGAAAAAATTGATTTTAAGAAACTTACAGAAGATGAACTGCATAAAGAAGTATATGAGCTGCTTGAAAAGATTGAAGTATTAAAAACAGAAAACAAAAAGCTAACAGAAAAAAATGAGTATCTTATTAATACTCTGCTAGACCTTGAGGAAAAAATGGATTGTTCAGATAGTGATGATAGTGATGATAGTGATAATATTAATATAGATGAGCCGCCTAATGTATCTGCTTCATGTGTGCTTGAAGAGAAGAAAAATTAAATAAACTATAATTTTATTATAATTCTATTATATATACAAATATATACAATGGATACACGGAATATACTGAGCGCCAATAATCTCTCTATATACGGTAAAAGGATTTTTGAGGATAATGTAAGAGTTGCAACACAGACACAAATTGATGTATTACAGCAAGAAATAGATGGTATAACGCCAGGTAATCCTAATGCCTTAATTACAGACCAACCATTAATAACACCATCAGCCGGAGCCATTATTCTAAGTGATGGTATCAATCCATTCGGAACGAATACAGATTCAGCTTTTACATATCAAGTTTATGATAATCAAAATTTTCTAACAGTTGGAGCTGCACAGGTTATATCATCTAATAATAATATGAAATTGGACAGCCCTGACTACATATTAACGAATAAAGACCTCTACCTACAAGGGACTGAAGATGTCCAGAGATATTTGACGGTTGGACGTGTTGGTTTAAATAATAATGTTAAAACAAGCGTTGATATTACTACAAGTGATTATATATGTGATAATGAATTAGCATCAAAAACACAATGGAAAGGAGCAAGTGAATATGATTTCGATAATGATGTTAAAATTGGGGACATTTCAACTACTAAAAAATTATATCTTAATGATGTGGAAATTACACCTAGTGGTGGTGGTGGTCTTTCTGCTGGTCTGCTTAGGGCTCTTAATGTAAATCAAATAGTCCCAACTGTTGCACAAACATATAATATTGTATGGTCTAATTTAACACCTGCAGAACAAGCAATATGGGCTGGTGGCAGTGAAGCACCTACAGCAGGGGCTAATAATTCATGGAATTTTACGAAACTAAGTGTCGGAACTCAAAAAATTAACTGGACGTTGCCATTTGACTTTCTAACCGCAAATTTAAAATTTCAAGATTTAGAGTCAGTATATGCAATTGTTAGGCTTAATACTTCATCAAATATCTCATCAGAGGGCTACGTTTGGTTTCAAATACAAAGCCAAAACACTCCCCAAGATGCACCATTATATAGAACTAGGTGGAATTATGCCAATTCAGCATCAGGTATAATTTCTCAATTAGGCAACACATTTAAAATATATGCTTCAGATGCTATACCTCTGAGCACAGGATTAAGTAATACAGGCAAAGGTCAAGAGACTTACCCTTTACAAACTAAATTTAAAAGTAATCCAGTCGATATCGAGCCAACATCATTATTCTCAATACCATTTACTAAATTTGTTCTCAGTCCTACAGGCGATACAACACCAGGCTATACTTCGGCTTTCGTTCAATCTATCGCACTTAATACAGCTAGCAACATAAACACGTATTCATTTGATGTAATTGCCATCGGTTTTAATGATGTTAGATATAATTTATTCTTTGCTTAAAATCGGATATTGCCTTTATTCTTTATAATTTGCTTTTGTTTATTGACTTTCTTGATAGTTTCTTTATCAATATCTTGATATATCATGGGAGTATCTTTATCTATTCTAACAGATGGACGACACAAAGGATATAAATTATTTTGTGTATTCTTACTGCCGCATTTATGATATCCTATGATTTTATTGCCTTGTTTGATAGGATTATTTAAATCGAGCCATACCTCAGAAATCCACTTATCAAATTTAGAATTTTTCTTTTTAGAAGTATATTCACCGCCTGCATTTACATACATCTTAGATATCCATGCACTTCTATATATGCCGGTAGGTGATTTAAATACTTTATTTGCCATTTGTTTTATACGTTCATATAATTCTTTATCAACTGGTTCAGCCATATATATATAATATTATCCGATATTATAGATTATAAAAATTATTATATAGATTATAATTATATATAATAAAAAATGGATACTCGTAATCTTATCACAAATGGAAACAACTATAATGTATTTGCTGATCAATTTTTTGAGCGTCAAGATTCATATGCTGTCTTCTCAACTGTTTCAAGCGCGCAAACTGTCCCTGCTGGCACTAATCAACTAGTATCTTATACTGATTCTATGGCATCCGCAACTTTAGGTATAACTTTCAATGCTAATAAAACAGTTTTTACCTTGAGCACGAAAGGTGTTTATGTCGTTCAGGCTGAAATAAGTGTCGATTTACCGGCAACAGCTGGATGTCAGGCCACAGTTGAATTACTCGTAGATGGTATCTCTAAAGGTTTTGACGTTGCTTATGCAAACGCAACAACAGCCGTCTCAAGTGTTAAACAAACCATTAAAACTTTTGTAATTCAAGGAAGTAATGCACCACAGACTATATCCCTAAGAGCTGCCACAGTAGTTGCACCTGTCCAATTTAGATATGCAAATTTAACTATTTTTAAAATAGGTTCAGTCCAAACATATTAAATCAAAAAATAATTTTATACATATATATTATATCTATAATGAATAAAAAATATTGTAATATTTGTGATGCTAATGTTATAAATATCACTCAGCATAATGAAACAAATTTACATAAAAAAAATGTAAATAAACAAAATAAGAAAATAGAATTATTTACTGTTTCAGAAAAAACACATATAATAGATACAAGAGAAGAAATAAGAGATTTATTAAAACAAATTAATGATTTACTTTTAAAATTGTAAAAAATATTATATAACATTATTATATATATATAATAATGCTATCAGCTTTTGAAACTGACAAATTAGGAGGCCGGAAGATGTTGCCTAATCCTATGTGTCCAGAAACCGGAATATGTCCGGAAGATATGCCACCACTTGAAGATATACCAGAAGATGGAATGGCCTATATTCAACCATATCCATTTACAAGTAGAGGGAGAGCAATGCATGGATATAGACCTGTAGGAAAACCATATAATATGCCTGTAGAATGGAGTCCTGAATGTAGAAAACATGGTATTTGTGATTATAATATATTTAGAAAACGGCCTATCAGTTATCTCAAGAAAATAGGAGGATTTCGTGTAGGAAAAGTATTGTATATGAATCGTGATAAATTAGGAGCCGGCTTTTTAGATATGATAAAGAAATTTACCACTAAAAGTGTTTTACCTGTATTATTGCGGAGTGTTGTCTCTTTATTTGCCAGAGATAGTAAGGATGCACGCATGATAGTTGAGGCTTTAATGCCTATAGTTGAAAGCTTAGGAACATCCGCTTTAGAATTTCTTATTACAAATGCAGAAAAAGGGTTTACATATCTTTATGAGAAGCTGTTAGGTAAAGCAGAAGAGAGTGATATAAAATTATTGAAAAAAATAAAAGGAAGAGGATACACAAGAAAAACAATAAAACATGGAAGGCCACAAGATGATTTAATAACATTAGATGAATACATTTTGAAAAATCATAAAAAATTAGGTAGAGGTTTCAATGATGATATAGGAAATGCTTTAATATGGTTTTCTAAAAATCTATTAGCACCATTTGCAGAGCTTGCTGTCCCAATCCCTGTTGTAGGTAGCGCCATAGGTAAATTTATAGGAAGCGCACCAGAGTATATGGCCGAAAGAGTGAGTCCAGGATATACCTATAAAAGTCCATTTGATGCGGATGATGATGATGAAACGACAAAAACACCATCAAGAGTTATTGAGAAACCACGAGCAGCACGAGAAAAAGCAGTATCATCTAGAACACGAAGAGGAGGCCGATATTTTGACCCTAAGAAAGGATTTTTTAGAAATCATTTAATGCCTATTATAGAAGGTAGCGCAGAAATTGCACGAGATGCACTTTTTAATGTTGCAATGAGTAAATTAGCAGGAGAAAAGAATTTTATGGAAGAAATAAGAGATGATATAAGAGCAGCACGAGCAGCACGACCAAGAAGGCCACCAGCGGCCGCACCAGCAGCAGAATTGCCAGTAGCACAACCAGTGAGAAGGCCAGCAGGAAGGCCAGCAGCAGGAAGGCCACCAGCATCACAGTTTGTATTACCAGAGCCAGCACCACCATCAAGAATACCAGCAGATGCCGGAACATACAATCCATTTTTAGCAAGCGCAGGATTAACACGAGGCCAAATAATGCCACGTCCAGCAGCACCAATAAGACCACAGCCATCATCATCTGATTTAGAGATGAAAATGCCAAGACAACAGCCAACATTAGAGTTAGCACGAAGAGAGCCAGCATTGGTCCCAGCATCAGGAACACAGACACCATCAACAAGCGCACCAACACCAAGAAGCACCGGAGCACCAACACCAATAGGAAAAGCGAACCTATTACCAGCATATTTAACACCATCCGGACAAAATACACCAGGAACACGTATAACATATTCAGAACCATCAACACCAGCAAAACCATCAAAACCATCAATACCAACAATACGACAGAGAGGCCGACCAAAAATATCAGAGAGCCAAATGAGAGATTTAGAAATTATACGAGAGGCACAACAACGCGCAGTATCACGACCACGCACACCATCACCAGAGAAGCCCCGACAGCCACGCACAAGAGAGCAAGAGGCCGCATTAGAAAAGTTTGCACAACGAGATGCATATACGCCACCTAATATATTTCAGAGAGGCTTACAATCAACAGCAGGAAAAGCATTACAATTATTTGAACCATTAATTATAAATCGTATTGACGCAGCAGGTAATGAAGCAGAAAGAGAAAGAGAACAAAGATTCGCAGCAAATAGAGCATTATTATTAGCAAGAAGAGCAGAAGTAGCCGCAGAGATAGCAGCAGAAAAAGCAGCAAAAGCAAAAAAACCAAAAGGAGGAAGAATGAAAAAGGGAGGCCGCATGTGTTGCGCAAAATGTAAAAAAGGAAGCGGGATGTGTTGCACAAAATGTAAAACAGGAAAAGGTAAAAAATCAATGAAATCAAAGAAATCTAAAAATTAATATTATTTTATTATATTAATATATAATATATATACTAATGTATAATTTAAATTACGATTGCGGAAGGAGCATATCACATGTGATGAAAAATGATAAAATCCTAGAGACAATCTATTTATACGATGAAAAATATAAATGTTCTGATAAATGTAATAAGAAATGTTGCGATTACCACCAAACTATTAAAACTCAATTTAACCATATTATGATGCCTGAAAACATAGTAATGTTGCCATCGTTTAATAATCTAAAACATCAAATAAGCGTTTTCTATATAACAGGAGCACAAGGAACCGGTAAAAGTGTTATAGCAGCCAAGTTAATGAAACTCTATAAACATAAAAATAAAGGATGTCCTATATATTGTATATCTGAATGTAAAAGTGATGATACAATCGATAGTTTAATAAGTAAAAAGATTACACCACTAGAGATTAAAGAAGATAATTTAACATTTGAGGATTTTCAAGATATAGCAACAGAATATGGAAGTATATGTTTATTGTTTGATGATATTGACAGCGTGAGTGATGTGAAACAAAAAGGAGTAAGTCTTAAATATTTAGTATATCAATTATTGAATAGTTTGATAAATAATAGTCGTAAATATAACATCAATATTATATATACAAGTCATAAACCATTAGAGGGAGCATATAGCAAAACAATATTAAATAGTTGTTCTAACTGGATATATTTTAATAGTAATATCACTAATAATATTAAAAACTGCATGTTGAATTATATGGGATTAACTAAGAAACAAATGAAAAATTTACTTGAATTACAAAATACACGATGGACATGCATTAATAGAACAATACCTATTACAATCACAACAGAGAAAGAAACATTTATATTAGAGCCTGATTTATCATAAGGTTTGTATAAGTTCATTTATATCATTCTTGCTTATTGTATCATTATCGGCCATCAGTTTATTTAATTTAATTATAAGGTCTTGCTTCTTGAAATAGAATTTAGTATTATATACCTTCTTTTGTTGCTTTCGTTCTTCTATGGAGTTATATTTGGTTGGTCTACCACGTTTTTTGATTTCTATAGTATTAATTATAGGTTCAATTTCACTCATTATTATATTATTATTATAATATATATATAGATTTTAATTTTAAGTAAATTATTATATAGATTTTATTAAGTCATTAATTTATTTTTAAGAAAAATATTATATAAAGTATAATTATATATAGTAAATTAAAATATTAAATGACTGAAAAAAAAATAATCGATTTGTTAAATATCCTAGATGTTAAACGATTTGACAATTATGATGATTGGATTAAGATTGGTATGGTATTGAAATCATTGAATAATATATATATTGATACATATATTGAATACTCTAAGAAATCCGCAAAATATACAACTGCTACAGATGTTATGGAAAAATGGAAATCATTTAAGAAAGGTAAATTAACAGTTGCAACAATAATTAAGATGGCACAAGAAGATAACAGCGAAAAGGCTAAAGAATGGATGAGAGAACATGGAGATAGATACAAAACAAAGGAAGAACGCAAACAAGATATAATAATTGAAATGGATGAATATTATATGAAAACAAAAGAGGAAGCAGAAAGTTTAACATTTGGAGGAGGAGGATTATTTATGGTTCATTCACCATTATGTTATTGTATGACACGAGGAGGAGTGATAACAAAATACAAAAAGAATGATATTAAGGATATATTAAAATACTTAGATAAACCAGAATATAAATTTAGTTTCTTTGATAGATGGCTAAATGATCCAGATAGAGCACAATATTATAAATTTGATTTTGACCCCAGTATGACACAAACAGCTATATATAACAGTTTCACAGGATTCAAATATAATAATGATATGCCTATTAACAATAAAAAACTAGATGTATTTATTAACACCATTGAGGATTTATTTATGTATAACGAAGATAATGTTAAAATATTCTTTGATTGGATTGCATGGATTAGGCAGAGACCACATAAAAAGACTAACACAGCAATTATATTATATAGTGATACTCAAGGAGTCGGTAAGAATACATTGACAAAATTTATAAGTGATACTTTAGGTTATTCAACTTGTGTCAATAATATTGAGGATTTAACTAAAAATTTCAATTCACATATATCAAATAAATTGTTAATCATTGGAGATGAAGTTAAAGCAAAAGCTAAATCCATGAGAGATGAATTAAAAAATATTATTACAAGAGAAAAAATGATATGTGAAGAGAAAGGTATTAATAGCTATGAAATAAGTGATTACAGCAATTATATATTTACAACTAATAATATTAATTCATTTCATATTGAAGAAACTGATAGACGATTTATATTACTAAATATGAAAGAGGAGAGAATGAGTAAAGAACTAAGTAATACATTATATGAATTATTGGATGATGGAGAAGTATTATATTCATTTGATACATTCCTTAAAAATCGTATTATACCAGATAGATTAATGCCACCTATGAATGATTATAAGAAGAGTATTATTAATAGTTCATTGCCAGCATACATTAAAATGATATATACTTGTTATCAAAATTATGCAAATAGAAAGGTAAGACTTTCAGAGATTCATCATGATGCCATTGAATATGGTAAAAAGAATTATATAGATATACATTTTACAGCGCAAAAATTAGCTAAAGATTTTAAGATTGAATTTAATGAATATTTTACTAAAAGTAGAGAGTATAACTATTATGAATTTCCAGATACAGATATATTATTAAAAGCATTGAATGAGAAACGGCCAGATTTAATTATCGATTTATAAATTATTAATATCATTAATGATAATAATAAACTAAGCTTTGGCATATGTAAATACTTGTTCTGATATACTATTTCCCATATTATCAGCCATCTGTTTCATCTTCTCAATTGGCACCATATTCGATATCTTAATATGCCTATTTACTGATACAGATAGAGGCTTATTAATTACTTCACCTAATGATTTATATACGGTTGATAATCTATTTCTTGATAGTTTATTGCCACTATCATCTAATAACAAATAATGTTTATTATTGAATTTCTTGAGATGTTTGAAATAATCATTTAATATATCATATAGTTCCGCATTAATATCAATTTGTTTATTCCCATAGGTTTTTGCAGTTTTATATTGATTCATGATATATTGCACTTTCTTATTCTTCTTATCTAATAGAATATAATTATACTCATCAGATAATATATTTTTATTCTTATATTTTATAATTGTATCAGCATAATCTAATCTAGATGGCATTGCATCATATAACATAAATATAATATAATTACGATATGCATTAAGGTCTTTAATTGTTTGTATCTTAGATGGTATCAATGATTTGAGATAATCCTTTATTTTAATATTTTCTTCTTCTGTAATCCATTTATCATTTTGTTTATCTGTTTTAATGTGTGATGCTAATTGCTCTCTTATAATTCTGTTCTGTTCATCCATCTCTTCATTATATATCTTTAATGCTGCATCTATCTGTTCATTCTTTGGTAGATTCTTCAATAATACTATTAGTGATACATATTTTCCTTTCTTTGAATGAGGATTTGTATAATTGACATCTATACATAATTTAACCTTTTGCGGTTCAGTATATAATAACTCTAATTTATTAATTTTGCATATCTCTAACAACTTAGATATATTTGATGTATATATTTTTATTGATGTAGGTGAAAGCTCACTATTCAAACTAAATATATTATATAATAAATCCATTTTTTGTTTTATGTTATATATTACTATAATATAAAAATTTTAAATTAACTTCTTAATAAATTTCTTATGGTTGGC